ATATTTTTCCCCGCGGGGATATTTTCAAATCGAACCCTGGGTTCTGAGATGTCCTAGAGAACCGGTTGCTTCTTCCCGGTAGGATTTTTCAGAGTTGGTCCTCCTCTAGGACGTCCCAGAACTCAGGGTAACTCTGTCGAAAGGAACGAAGACTCGTGGCGCGGACTCCAAAAGCCCCGCGCACTCCCGAAGAATCGGAGAATAGGCTGATCAATCTCGCAGTGGCATTAGCCGAGAAGCAGCTGCGAGACGGTACGGCTTCGCCGTCGACGATCAATCACTACCTCAAGCTAGCTGGCGAACGCGACAAGCTCGAAAGAGAGAAGCTTCGCCAGGAAACCGAGCTCGTCAAGGCCAAGGCAGAAAGCATTGCGTCTGCCGCACGCACCGAGGAGCTTGTTAAGGAAGCCGTCGACGCCATGAGGAGGTACTCCGGTGGATCTGAAGACGTATTCTGAATGCATTGAGCTACCATCCTTCGAGGAACGATACCGATACCTGCGTCTAACCGGCGTAGTTGGAGAACAGACGTTTGCACATCAGAGACATCTGAATCAAACGTTCTACACGTCCCGGGAGTGGCGCGATCTACGCAACCATATCATCACCCGAGATTTCGGAAGAGACCTCGCGTGCGAAGGTTACGAAATTTTTGATGCGTTGTACATACATCACATCAATCCAATAACCCCCGACGACGTCCTGCACCGAAGTAGGTCGCTCCTGGATCCGGAGAATCTCATTACGGTGTCTCTCGACACCCACAATGCGATTCACTACGGAACACTGGAGACCTCCCGGTTCGTCGGTCATGTCCGTACGGAAGGAGATACAATTCTATGGTAAATGTACTCCAAAGCGTAAAGGACTATCTCGGTATCGAGGAAGATGACACGTCATTCGACGGCGCCATCACTGCCCATATCGACGTCTCGATATTCACGCTCGGTCAGATCCTGTCCGAGACTCCGGAATACACCGCCGATACGGATTCGGAATCGATTCCGAAAGAAGTCCTCATGTACATCAAGCTTAGTACCAAGCTACTCTTCGATCCGTCGGCTTCGGCTACGGTACAGGACGCTATTACTAAGGCCAAGAACGAACTCGAATGGAGGATGAGCGTTGACACACCCATACGATAACTCTCTCGCCCATTTCGGCGTTAAGGGTATGCGTTGGGGCGTTCGACGAGATCCCGGTCGAGGTGTCGTGGTTCGAAACAACCCATATCAGAGCCGAAAGCAAGAGGCTCGCAGTATGTCGAACCAGGAGCTCCAGAATCGGATCAACCGAGCAAACCTCGAGCGTCAGTACCTGGCGCTCGCACCCCAATCGACATCAAAGCGGATCGCCAGCAAGTTCAAGCAAAGCTTCGAGGATCAGTTGGTCAAGAAGGGGGCAACCATGGTGGTCAATAGCGCCTTCATGGGCGCAGACTTCGCGATCAACCGGATCAAGGATCCCAAGTCTTCAATCTACCTCAAGAAGGGAGAATCGATCTACAATGTATGGTCCCAGATTAGACCCAAGTGATTCCCTCGCCCATTTCGGTGTTAAGGGTATGCGCTGGGGTGTCCGAAAGGATCCCGTACGAGAAGCAGCTCGCAAGGCCGGATATCAGGCGGCCAAGGAGCGCCACCACGCGGTCGACCCTCAGCGGCTGACGTCCCACAAGAAGCGAATTCGTAAGATCAACGAATCCAACGAGACGCTCAACTACTACAAGAACCACCAGAATCATGAGGACTTCCTGAAGGGTTATCGTGATTATGCTGTGAAGGCAGTTCACGTGTACACGGGCACCGGCATTCGAATGCCGAAGAACGAACCGCGAACTCGTGAATACGCACAGCAGTTCCTGGACCAGGCGGTCAACGCATACGAACGTCAGTTCCAGACGGCAGTTGGAAACCTCCAGTAACAATGCTGTCCAACACAGAAACTCCGAAATACTATGCGGAGTTCCGTGACGCAGTAATCCGAGGAGACATTCCTGTCTGTCAGGAGGTCTCTAAGGAGATGAACAGGATCGATCAGCTGATCGAGAATCCTCGGTACTATTACGATAGTACCGCCATTGACGGGTTCATCGCTTACTGTGAAGCGGAACTCACTCTGACCGATGGTTCCCCAGTTAAGATGCTCCCATCTTTCAAGCTGTGGGCGGAGTCGCTTCTGTCATGGTTCTACTTCGAAGAACTTTCAGTGTACGAGCCTTACGAAGATGGGCATGGCGGACGCTATGTCACGAAACGTATCAAGAAGCGGCTTGTCAATAAGCAGTATCTGATCGTGGCTCGAGGTGCGGCTAAATCGATGTACGCGGCGTTCCTGCACGCGTACTTTCTCAACATAGACTCGTCCTCGACCCACCAGATTGCAACAGCCCCAACAATGGCCCAAGCTGAAGAGACATTGTCTCCGATCCGAACAGCTGTCGCGAGAACACCGGGGCCTCTGTTCAAATTCCTCACGGTAGGCTCTCTGCAAAACACCACTGGTAACCGGGCAATGCGTCAGCAGCTTGCGTCCACCAAGAAGGGTGTTGAGAACTTTCTGAATGGATCTCTCATCGAGGTCCGTCCTATGAGGATCGACAAGCTTCAGGGCCTAAGAACAAAGATCAACACCGTCGACGAATGGCTTTCCGGCGACGTTCGAGAGGATGTCGTTGGTGCTCTAGAGCAGGGCGCGTCCAAGATCGACGACTGGTTGATCGTTGCTATCTCCTCCGAGGGTACCGTTCGTAACTCGGTTGGCGACAGCATCAAAATGGAACTTGCAAAGATCCTAAAGGGCGAGTACTACGACCCTCACACGTCTATCTGGCATTACCGTTTGGATGATGTGAGTGAAGTAGGCAATCCTGACATGTGGATGAAGGCTCAGCCAAACATCGGCAGGACTGTATCGTACGAGACATATCAGCGCGATGTGAATCGTGCCGAGAATGTCCCGGAAGCTAGGAACGACATCCTCGCTAAGCGATTTGGTATTCCGATGGAAGGCTACACGTACTTCTTCACCTATCAGGAGACACTTCCTCATCGCCAACGAGAGTTCTGGGGAATGCCGTGCGCTATGGGTCTCGACCTTTCACAGGGTGATGACTTCTGTGCATTCACATTCCTCTTCCCTCTAACGTCTGATAGCTTCGGTGTCAAGACTAGATGCTACATCTCGTCGAGAACCCACCTAAAACTGCCGGGCGCAGCTAGAGAGAAGTACGAGCACTTCATTCGCGAAGGATCTCTTCGAGTCCTCGATGGTACAATCCTAGACATGATGGAAGTCTATGACGACGTCGTTTCGTTCATCGAGGAGAACGAGTATGATGTTCGTGCTGTAGGCTTCGACCCGTACAACGCTAAAGACTTCATCATGCGATGGGGTACCGAACACGGCGAGTACGGCATCGTTAAGGTCATCCAGGGTGCCAAAACCGAGTCGGTTCCTCTTGGCGAGCTGAAAGCCCTCGCTCAAGACAGGCATCTACATTTCGATCAAGAACTCATGTCCTACGCCATGGGTAATTCCATCGTTATGTCGGATACAAACGGCAACCGTAAGCTGTATAAGAAGCGCGCCGATCAAAAGATCGATGCGGTCGCGGCTATGATGGACGCTCTCGTGGCGTACAAGCAGAATCGCGACGAATTCGAATAGAAAGGAGGTGACATGGGTCGTCTCGCACACGCATGGAATGCCTTCCTAAACCCCGAAGCTAAGCAATCACCGTTTAGCGTGGAGTTGAGATCTAGCGCGCCGATGGAACGATCTCCACTTCGCTATATTCCGCAATCCAACATCATCGACACGATTTTCAATCAGATTTCAGTCGATGTTGCTAAGATCGGAATACGGCATATTAGGTGTGCCTTCGATAAGACATATGTCGAGGATCTGCAGACAGGTCTCAACGACTGCCTTACCGTGGCCCCTAACGTGGACCAAACTCCCCGGTCTTTCATGCAGGATCTATGCCTCACCATCCTCGAAGAGGGTGTCGCTGCAGTAGTCCCGACAGATTACTCGAAGACGCCTGTGGGGTCGAACTCGTATGATGTCATCTCAATGCGAGTCGGTAGAATCACACAGTTTAAGACCTCGTCGCTCGTGGTTGATGTATACAACGAGCAAACAGGGCGTCGAGAACAAGTGGAGCTACCCAAGCGACTGGTTGCAGTGGTCCAGAATCCTCTAGCGTCCATCACCTCTAGCCGAGGATCTTTGGCTTCTAGACTTAGTTCTAAGCTTCGGATTCTCGACAGCATCGATAATGCAGCTGCTGGAAAGAAACTGGATCTTATTGTCCAGCTCCCTTACACTGTTCGAACTGAACGGCGTAAGGAAGAAGCCGAAAAGCGCATGAGGGACGTGGAACGCCAGCTGTCTAACGGACAATTCGGTATCGCGTATATGGACGCGGCTGAAAAGTTCACACAGTTGAACCGACCAGCTGAGAACAACCTGCTTGAACAGATCAAGTATCTGACTCAGCAGTTGTACAACACACTCGGTATGCCCGAGACCGTGTTCAACGGTACCGCGGATGAACAGACGATGCTTAATTACTACAACCGTACGATCGAACCGATCGTCGCGGAGATTACATTGAGCATGTCTAAGACGTTCATCACCAAGACGGCAAGGACCCAGGGTCAAACGGTGGACTACTTCCGTGACCCATTCCAGAACGTGTCGATCACCAAGGTATCGGAGATCGCACAGGCCATGGTCACCACTCAGATCATGACCCCCAACGAGGTACGATCTTATCTGGGTCTGCCTCGAAGCGAAGAGCCAGTCGGCGACTCGCTAAGCAACCCGAACATCAACCCTATGGGTGATGCTTCTATGGCACCGCCCGAAGAACCAACCGAAGAGGAAGAAAATGACGGATTCGACGTTTGATTTCTCCGGGTGGGCGACCAAGAACGATATTCGGTGCAGTGACGGGCGAACTATTCGCCACAACGCATTCGCAGACAACGACGGTGACGTGGTCCCTCTTGTCTGGCAGCACGGTCACAACGACACCAACAACGTTCTTGGCCACGTCCGACTGGAAAACCGAGCCGAAGGCGTTTACGCTTACGGCTACTTCAACGACACTCCCGCTGCAAACAATGCTCGGGAGCTGCTCAAGCATGGTGATGTCGACTCTATGTCGATCTACGCCAACAACCTCACCCAGAGTGGTGGGGATGTCCAGCACGGCAACATCGTCGAGGTTTCTCTGGTCTTGTCCGGCGCTAATCCCGGCGCCAAGATCGAAAACATCGCTCTCGCCCACGGCGACGGCACCTACGAAGCAACGGATGAGGCGTATATTATGACCGGCGAACACCTCACACACGCAGACACCCCCGACAAGCCAGCTGACAAGACCGAGGGAACTTCCGAAGGCAAGACGATTAAGGACATCGTCGAGTCGATGAACAACGATCAGAAGGAAGTTCTCTATTTCCTCATCGCCAAGGCCGCTGAGGGAGAAATGAAGCCCGACACCGATTCGGAGCCCAACAAGGAAGGAGCCCCCGTGGCACACAGCAACATCTTCGAGAACGATGGTACGCCCAACGAGGGCGATACCCTGTATCACTCCACCATCGACACCGCCTTCAAGGATGCCGTCCGCACTAAGGCCAACTCCATGCGAGATGTCTTCATGACGATCGCTGAGTCCAACGGCCTCTCGCACGCCGACATCGCTCACGCCGAGAAGACCTACGGTATTTCCAACATCGACCTTCTGTTCCCCGACGCCAAGAACCTCGACGTCCCGCCGGCCTTCATCGACCGCGATCAGTCTTGGGTCAAGCCGGTCCTGAATGGCACGCACCACACGCCCTTCACCCGCATCAAGTCGATGCAGGCTGACATCACGGCGGATGAGGCCCGAGCCAAGGGCTACATCACCGGTTCGCGCAAGAAGGAAGAGGTCTTCAAGCTTCTGAAGCGCGTCACCGGCCCGACGACGATCTACAAGATGCAAAAGTTTGACCGTGATGATCTGCTGGACATCACCGACTTCGACGTCATCGCCTGGGTCAAGGCGGAGATGCGCAACAAGCTGGACGAGGAACTCGCCCGCGCCATCCTCATTGGCGATGGTCGCTCCAACTCTGATCCGTACAAGGTTAACGAGGAGAACATCCGACCCATCCTCAAGGAGGACGACCTCTACTGCATCAAGAAGGATCTCGGCGCCGGTAAGTCTGTCGACCAGATCATCGATGAACTCATTCGTGCTCAGGACGACCTGGAGGGCACCGGCACGCCGACCCTGTTCTGTGCAAAGTCCTTCGTGACCGACATGCTCCTGCTCAAGGACAAGATGGGTCACTACCTGTACCCGACGAAGCAGGCGCTCGCGGATCGTCTTGGTGTCACGGCCATCATCGACGTTCCTCAGATGAAGGGTCTGAAGACCGGCGCAGCGAACGACAAGGACGTTCTGGCCATCATCGTCAACCTGTCCGACTACAATGTCGGCACGGACCGCGGAGGGGAAGTAACGATGTTCGATGACTTCGACATCGACTTCAACCAGCAAAAGTATTTGCTGGAGACTCGCGTCTCCGGCGCCCTCACCAAGGTCAAGTCGGCCATGGTCGTCACCGGTAAGCCGGCTCAGGCTGCCTGATGAAGTTCTCCGGGCAAGTCGGCATCGCTACGGAATGGGAGATGTCACCCGGAGTCTTTACAGAGTCCATCGAGCCCCGGAACTGTCGTGGAGATCTCATTCGTCTTACCCGACGTATGAATACATCTCCCGTGGTTCCGGGGCTCTCCATGGGTAACACGTTCTCATTCATCGCGGACCCATATACACTTGACAACTTCCTCAACATTCGTTACATCCGTTGGCGAAACGTCAATTGGGCCGCCACCTCGGTTGAGCTTCAACCTCCTAGGATTCTAGTCACTGTTGGGGGTCCCTACAATGCGTAGCGACTTTCACAATAGACTCGAAAAACTAGGCTGCCGAGCCTATTTCCAACCTCCGTCGAATGTCTCAATGGGATACCCGTGTATCGTATATGAGCTCGACCGGATTGTGAAGAAACGCGCCGATAATGGGGTATACCTGAAGACTCGGCGCTACCAGGTGAAGCTCATCACCAAGAACCCAGACGATCCGATGGTCGATGCACTTGCGTCGATGGTCCACTCTGAGTTCGAACGACATTACACTACAGATACGTTGAACCACTTCGTGTTCAACATCTACGACGTTAAGGAGTGACCATGACGGCACTTATCTGGGACAAGACCGGCGAGCACGTCTACGAGACTGGCGTGAACAATGGTGTCCTGTACAAGTACGACAAGACGACCAAGAACTACAAGAGCGGCGTGGCGTGGAACGGTCTGACGACCGTCACCATGTCCCCCGAAGGCGCAGAATCCAACGCGGTCTACGCCGACAACATCAAGTACCTCGACCTCATCAGCGCGGAAGAGATGAAGTTCACCATCGAAGCGGTGACGTACCCGGACGAGTTCGCCGAGTGCGACGGTACCGCGTCTATCGCCGAAGGTGTCTTCATTGGCCAGCAGGAGCGCGCCAAGTTCGCGTTCTCTTACAAGACCAAGGTCGGTAACGACCAGGATTCTGAGGCCGGCTACAAGCTGCACATCGTCTACAACGCAACGGCTGCTCCTTCCGAGCGTGCCTACGCGACGGTGTCCGACTCTCCCGAGGCCATCACGTTCTCGTGGGAGTGCAGCACGACCCCCGTCCCGGTCAAGGGCCACAAGCCCACCGCAGAGCTCATCATCGACTCCACCAAGGTCAACGCCGAGAAGCTCAAGAAGATCGAGGCCAAGCTCTACGGTGATGAGTCCGGGCAGCCCACGCTGCTCACCCCGGATGAGGTCCTCGCGCTGCTCGCGTGAGTAACCTCGTTCTAGTGCTCGACTTCCCCGAGCACGACCTGTTCGACCGAGAGACGGAGGAGTTCACGACTCTCCCGGCTGCCCAGCTAACGCTTATGCACAACCTCTTATCGGTTGTACGCTGGGAATCAAAATGGAAGAGATCCTTCGTTGATCGTCCTCCGTCCTCGGTTGAAGAGGTGTTGGATTACGTGAACTGCATGGCCGAGGGTCAACAAGACGTTCCCGCCATGTTGGATCGGCTTACTCGTCCGCCTGTCTCT